GTTTGAGTGTAAAAAGTAGTACCATTTTCTCTAGAACTTGTTACTGTAGTTTCTAAAGATGAATTACCTTTTACATCAAATTCGTACCAAACTGGTGCTGGTGAACCATTTGTGATAGTTGCCACTTTTGTTGTAGAATCTACTGCAACACTAGCAATAGTTCCAAAGTCAGCAAAACAAACACTTTTAATTCCTCCAAAAGCCGATTTACAAGGTACTTTTCTTCCCGTATTAAGCGTACAAGCCATAGTTATTTATTTTATTTTATAAAAAAAGGTAAGTAGATATATTCCACCTACCTTTGTTTATTTGTTAATTTAATTATTATGCGTAAGAAACAAGATCAGAAGCAATTCCAAACTGAACCCCTGCTGTAAATCTCATTATAAATCTTACATTCTGACTTCCATCAAGGTCTTGCATATCTAAAACTTTTACTTCATTCATATTATTTAGTAAGCCAGTACCAAAATATAAATTACTTCTTTCTGCTGCGTACATTTTGTCGTCAGACATACCTGGACAAACAAAAATCTTCACCCCGTTTACAGATAGTGAACCATTATTCCACCATTGTGTTCCTTGATTGTTAACACCATTAGCTCCTAATCCTGCTGCTGCAAACCCGCCAAGAGCTTGAACATAGAATTTAGCAGCACTACTTGGAATGTAAATGTATAAATCTTCTTTTCCATATAATGCACCGGGAATAGCATCAACTACTTTTGATAATTCTGCAATAATGTTTGTAGCACTTAATCCACCACCTACTGCTGCAACTGATTGTCCTGCTGGAACATCCCCTGCCGCAACTGAAGCTGCAATTAGTTTTTCAAAACCATCATAAGAATTATTAGAAGCTGCTGCTGTATCACCTTTCCAAATATTAAATTCAGTTGATTGTGCTACTTCTGCTGCCACGTGAGCAATCATAAAGTCAGAGAACTTTGGAGGAAGGGATTGACCCATTCCATAACCCATACTCTGAGCTTCCCAATCATTAATAAAGTCTTTTTTACATAATTGTAGATTTACCTGTAACTCAGTTGGCTGAATTATTCTTTCTGTAAGTGTTACAGAAGAATTAGGGTCAAAATCACAAGATGCTGGACTTACTAAAGAACCAGTAGCTAATTTCTTAATTACTTCTTTGTATGCAATATTTGGCTTTACTGATAAACCTCCGTCATCAATAGTAGAAGCACTCAATAAAGCTGCTGCAATATATTCACCTGCAAACTCACCTGCATACGTAGTTGTGATATTTGTAGTTGTGCCTAAATTAACATTTCTTAAATTACTCATTTTTTTTATTTTATTTATTAATTATTATGCTTCGGATGCCCAAATTCCAACACCACCAACAATATACCATTTTGTTAATGCGACTGCTCTAATTACAACGTAATCTCCGTTGTTTGCTGTTGCTTTTGTGTTAATCCAATCTTTTCCTGCAACACCACCAGCCACTGAATCTGCCGCTGCGTTTGCAATACTTCCGTTAAAAGAATCTGCTGAATCAGGTGATAACGTAATAATGTTATTCCCGTCAGCTCCAGAGTTTCTAAAAAGGAAAGTCATTCCTAAATTGCCAGAACCAATCTTTGGTAAGCTAATTACTAAAGCGTCTGTAGCAATATTGTGATCTATACCAGCATCTCCAGCAGGTACAGAAACTGATGCGCTCAATGTCTTTTGTGAAACTTGAACTTTTACATCATCATTTGAAGTATAACTGTATGAACTCATATTTTTTATTTATTTAATTTATTTAATACTCTATCTAAAGTTGTGCGTGTTTTGCTTTTTGCAAACACTCTTTTATTAATTTTTTTACCTTCAGGATTGTGCTTGATAGGTTTTACTGCTGCTTCTGAAAATTCTTCTTTTACTGTTCTAGATTTAAGACCTTTTCCATCTTCATTCATTTCTTCTTTTTTTTCTTCTAATCTAGCCTTAACTTCTTCAATCATCTCTTTTACTTCTTCAACAGCTTCTTCTAATTCCTGTCTAGAAACATAAGACATCTTTTCTTCTTCTTTTTCTTCTTCTAAGTCTTCAGTAATTTCTTCTCCATCTTCAGCTTCCTTTTGTGGAACTTCGTCTGATACTTCTCTTACATCACCGATAATTCCTTCTTCTGCTACTACTACCAATCTTCCGTCTTGGAGTAAATACTCACCAACAGGCATTGCTACTTTCTCATCATCTGTTTTTATGAAAATCTCTTTTCCTTTTTCAAATGATTCAGCTTCAACTATAGTTCCGTTTTCTAGCTTTTGTTCTTCAAGAATTACCTCGATGTTTAAAAGCGTTTTAATTTGATTTAACATTTCACTTGGTTTCATATTATTTATATAACGATTATTAATTTAAATTTTGCGTTTTTATGTTGTTCTTGTTATTACGCCAATCCCTTGCGACCATATATCTCCATCACAACATTCGATTGAATAAGTATTTGTGTCTTTACATAGACAGGCTCTTGAACTTCCCTTTGGAGATGTTCTGCTCGGTATGTAAGTTGAGTTTGTGCGATTTCTAGGCATTAGATGTTAGTATTTCTTTTATCTTACTTATTACATCCAACGCATCTGACATCTTTTCTTCAACGCTTTCTTTAGGTCGTTCCATTTTGTCTGCAAAGTAGCCCTCAATAGAAAAACCTTTAACTTTATTTGTTTTAACATATTCATCCCACACTTCTTGGTTATTAACTTTAACTGCTCCCATCCAAGTTCCGACAGGAACATCTAATCCATACTTTCTAGATTTATCGTGAACTTCATCTTCGACTAACCAACTTTCAACTAACGTCAAACCATTCAATGAATGTTGATGTTCTAATGTTGAGTTATTTTGTTTTCCTTTTGTAAGATATAACTGAGATGCTTTTGCAACTGTGTCTTTAGAAAAAAAGATATAGTAATCTCCATCTGCTGAAGTTCTAAATATAGTTTTATTAGGAATCAATAAAGCTCCTAGTAAAATTCGTTTTTCTGCATTAACTTCTGCAAGTTTAATTTCCTTTTCTTTTTTTAAAGCAACAAAATCTGATTCAATTGCTGGACTTTCTACAATCGATATAGCGTCTATTCCACTATCTTCTTGTTCTTCGTCTAAAATTAGTTCAACTATTTTCATAACTATATAACGTATTTATTATTTGATTTTGTATTTATCCTATTGTTGCGCCTTCAATAGTATTTCTTTCTAAGCCCTGCGCTGTTGTAACATCACTTGCAACTACAAATGCTTGCACAGGTTGTTGTGTCTGTTCACCTATTGCATCTGCTAATTGATTAGTACCACTTGCTCCTACTATATTAAATGAAGGAGGTGTTGGCGCTGCTGGAGCAGGAGGGGGTGATCCCCCCGTTGATGGAGGTGTTTTACCTGCTAGCGTTGGTAGCTTAGTAGCTGTTATTGCTTTCACTTGTGCCATACCAGATACTACAGCAGCTGCGGCCGCTATTGCTCCAAGCGCTGGTCCTATAATCGGAATACCTGCCATAGACTTATATGAATCTGTAGCTGACTGAAACGTGCTAATTGTTGCCTGACCAATGGCTGCTGCTTTACCTGCCGCTGATTCTTCACCTAATATTGTTGCCATATTTCCTAATGTATCACTAGCAATACCAAGTTTCTCTTTACCAGTCATATCTTCCCACTTAACAGAGTTTTCTGCGTTTGTTTGATTAAACTTGTTTAGTGCATTTGCCTTAGCTTTTTCTAATTGTTCTGTTGCTAGACCTTGTGCTTTAGCAAGTCTAATTAATTCGTCATAATGCTCAATAGTTTTTTGGATTTCTAATGCCCTGCGTTCATCTTCTGTAACAGCTTCTGCATCTCTTATTTGTTTTTTTAAATCAGCTAGTTGTTTTTCTGCTTCAAGTTCTGCTGCATCATCTTCTGCTTTCTTTGCTTTAGCTTCATCATCTAATGCTTTCTGGGCTGCTGCTTCTTCTGCTTTTAATGCAATAGTTTGTGATGTTACTTCTTTTTGTTTAGTAAGTTTCGCAGTTTCTAATTGAATTAATTGTGCTTTTAATGCAGCCTCTTCATCCAAATCTTCTTTTGTTGATTTACCGAGTGCATTTTCTTTGATTTTTGCATCAAGTCTTAGTTGTGCTGCCTCAATTTCTTTTTGAGTTATCTCGTCTTCTAATGCACCTGCTTCTTCTAAGAACTTTATACGTTCCTCAACTGTAAATTTCTCTTTGTTTACTGCTTGTTCTAGTAATTTTGCTCTTTCTCTGTCTGCTTCTGCTCTATCTACCTGTAATTGTCTTTCTACCTTGTCTGCTTTAGCTCTCATATCTGCAATTTCACCTGCAATTCTACCTTCCTCTGTTAATTCTTTGACAAGATTTTTAGTTGATTCAACAACAGCATCCGTAGCCATTTTAAGTGGGTTCAATCCTTTGTTTAGAGAATCAAGACCTTTACCTGCATCACTTAATGCACCTTTAAAATCACCAGAAAACAGTTTAGATATAGCACCTCCTAGAAAACCTAAGCCTTCAGTTACTTTTTGAACCTTATCCATTACGAACCTTTGAATCATATTAGAAAAATCTTCTAATACTTTACCAGGTTTTGTAAATATGTCTATTATAAGCTCACCTAAGTTAGCTACTCTATCTGCAAATACATCAAAGACAGCACTTAGTACACCCATTACTTTAGCGAACTTGTTTTGTCCTTCTTCTGATCTTGAAAATGCAGCAGTCAATGCAGTAATTGTGATAACAAGTAACCCTAATGCAGATGCTTTTATTGCACCTCCTAATGTTTTAAATCCTTTTGTAACACCTTTTAATCCACTAACAGCACCTTTAAATCCAGATACCATTCCACCCGTTGCTTTGTCAGCAGCATCCTGAACACCACCTAAGTCTGCTTCTGTCTTTTCTAGGTCTTTGTTTAAGTTTTCTACGTTCTTTTCAGATTGACCTGTATTTACTATTAAGTCATATTCTTTAGTTACTGTTGCCATTTGATATTGTTTTTAATTTGTTTAAATGCTGATTTAAAGTTTTTAGGTAAAGCATATTTACCTTGTGCAACTCTTATATTTTCTGTTTCACCTTGTGCTATTTGTAAAAGGTCTATTATGTTTTTTATCATTCTACTACATTTAATAATTCTATACTACTTTTACCTGTTGTCAAATCAGTTGTTATAGAGTTTATCTTATAACTGTTTTGCTGAAATTGTATTTTGTCGTTTAATTGTAAGTTGTAAAATATCTTTAATGGTAACATTGCACTTACTTTTGTTAATCTTCTTTGTCTGTTAAACACCTTACTTATATAAGAAGAATATTGGTCTTGAAATAATGTACCAGCAAATTCAACCCCATCATATTCATTAATTTCAGGTGCAAAGTTTATATTAGTTGTAGTTGATGTTCCTATCTCTAAACTATTAGATGGAATTACATAATCATTAATTTGCTCGTTTTGTCCTGCTGTATTTTTAAATGAAATGTTATTACCATTTTGTATATATATAGCATAAAAAACTAAAGGCAATCCATAATAAGGTTCTTGATTGTCATCTACAAAAAAGCCATATTGTACTGTTGTATTTGTTACAGAAGTTGTAATCCCTGCATCTACAAGCCTTTCATACATTACGTGTTCAAAAGGTATATCTACTTTATATACATTATTTGGTGCATCAAAAGTAGCATTATCTAAAGTAAATTTAGTAGCACCCCAAGCAATGTTGTTTAGCTGGTTGTATTGTTTAGCTAAAAACGTGCCAACTCCAGTATAACTAAAAGCAATTTCTTTAAATGGAAGTGCGACATCTACTGTTGATTTGGTTACATCTAAATATTGGTCAATGTTTATAGGAGTAGCAGAACCTGCTGCATAATAACTATCTAACGTTCTGACAACAATAACTCCAGAATTATCGACATAAGCTGTTAGATTAAACATCTTAAATATAGAAGTTAAGAAATCTATTACTGTCATTTCTGGAATTTGCTCAGTAATGTTAAAATCCACTACAGCACCTGTTGTAAATGTATTCTGATTACTCCAAATATCAGTACCACCACCACCACCCTGCCCAAGCACACCTACAGAAATAGTCCATTTAATTTTAGTTGATGCAAAAGAAATAGGGTTGATTGAACCTATAGATATTGAATAACTACCAGCACTTAACATTGTTGAACTAGTATTAAAAAAGGTTTGTGAGCCTGTTACGTTTTGTCTTTGCTCATATATTTGGCTGTTTTTAAAAACCTGTATTGTGTATTCTATTGTATTGTCAGTTGGTTCTATTTCTAATTTAGTTTCTAAATATTGTGTTGTTCCGTCTGGAGTTTGTTGACCATCTGGCATTAATGTCAAAATACCATTAATCTCATTAGTATAACCTGTATTTCCTGATGTCTTAGTTAAGTCAGAAAGAGATACAAAATTAATTGATAATTGTGTTGCTGGTTCTACTGTTCCTTTTTTTCTATGTAACCACATCCATAGGTTATAGAATTTAGTATTAGAAGTGTCATTAAAAAAATCATTAGAAAATGTAATCTTTTGTGTACCATCTGCATTTTGGTATCTAGTTTCTGTTTCAATAGCATCTATAATTGTTTGTAATCTTATAGCATATTTTAATTGATTCCAAGTAACCCCATTAGCACTACCTGTACTTTGCCAATATACATTATTAGCTGCTGGTGTTTGAGAATTATATGTTAATCTATCCGTATGCGTAATTAATGGAACGCATATGTTGGAAGTTGGATTTGCTGTTAATTTAGTTTTGATTGTACTATATTCATAAGTAGTATCATCAGCAGATAATTGTGATAATCTAGATAATTGGTCATCACCTAATACATCCTTTAGATTTATTGTATTTCCAAAAAATGTAATTTTGTAAGTATGTGGTACACTATTTTTAAGATCAACTCCTTCTAGTTTTATAAATCCTTCTTTAAAAGGTAAGGTGTTTAGTTCTATTTTACCTGCTACTTTATTTCTTGCATCAAAACCACCTCGTATGTCAAAGTTGTAATAGTGTTTAAATATCTTGTTGTTTACTTTTGAAGCTGGTAATGAAAAGGTTTTACTAAATTCAGTAAAGATTTTACTAATGTCTTTTACGTTTTGTATAGATTGTGTAAGACTTACTGTTTCATCTTTAAATAAATCCACCCTTTCTGTTCCTATATATAATTGGAGTTTTTGCATTTATCGAACATTTTGTATATGGTCAAATGCTTCTTCAAAATCAATAGTGTATTCAATCAATCTATCATTGACTGATGTTTTAAATGTCATACTAGATGTTTTAACTTTTACAGGAGTTATATAAAACAAAGTCGGATTTTCTTTTCTTGGTAATTGCAACCAAATATATTCACTTAAAAG